CAAAAAACAAAATACAAAAGTGATGTTGTTAGAGTTCATGTAGAAAAGGTTAAAAGAAAAGAAAATGGACAATTAGGTGATTTTGAGATAGCTCCAGATTTTGATAATGGGGGTATTTACAAAGAGATATTTCAAGGTGAAAAGAAAATACAAGTAATAAAAGATAATGTACCATTTTAAATAATAATTATGAAGATTTTAAATTTATATGCTTGTCTTGGTGGCAACCGATACAAGTGGGGTGATGAACATGAAATAACAGCTGTTGAGTGGGATCCAGAACTTGCTAGATTATATCAAGAGAGGTTTCCAAATGATACAGTTGTTGTTGCTGACGCACATCAATATTTATTAGATCATTATAAGGAATTTGATTTTATTTGGAGTTCACCACCATGTCCAACTCATTCAAGAATTAATATAAGCCAATACACTAGAGAAAATTGGAAACCTAAATACCCAGATATGGCTTTGTATCAAGAAATAATTTTTTTAGATTATTATTATAAAGGTAAATATTGTATTGAGAATGTAATTCCATTTTATGATATGTTAATACCTGGAAAAAAAAGAAATAGACATTTGTATTGGACAAATTTTAATTTACCTAATATATTAAGCAAAAGGAAAAATCCAGATTTAAGTAGAACTAAAAACTTAGTAGATGCTTTGTCAAAGTTTCATGATTATAATTTTAGAAAATATAAAGGCAAACAAAGTATACAAAAGGTTGCAAGGAATCTTGTTGATTATGAAGCTGGGAAAACAATATTAGATACTGTAATGGGCATAAGACATAAAAATAATATAACACAAATAGAACTAGAATTATGACACAAAAAGAATTTAAAGAAACTAGAAGATATATCTTAGACAAAGCTAAAGATATAATGAATGCTAAACAACCAGAATACACAAACAAAAGTATTGATGTATTACACAACTTTAAATCAACTGCTGAAAGCATAGGCATAACCCCTATGGAAGTTTGGGCAGTATTTTTTAATAAGCATATACAAGCTATTTTAAGCCATGCTGGTGATCCACATATGCATCAAGCTGAACCAATAGATAGTAGATATGCAGATGCTATAAACTATTTGTTTTTAGGATTTGCAATGTTAGTTGAAGATCAAAGTAAAAAAGATATAATATCCGGCACAGAATGAATAAATATTTACAAGCACAATCTTGGTGTCTAGAAAATAATATAAAAGTATATATAGTTCCTATTAAGCATAAAAAACAGTGTTATGTTGAGATTGATAATAATGGTCAAATAACAAGATCACCTAATATATATGATAATCAAAGTATTGCATCTAGCAAAATTTGGGATTTATATTTATATTTGTTTAAGCAAAAAAGCAAACATGGCAGAAAAAATTAGCATAAAAAAAATAAAGTCAAATCCTAATAACCCAAGATATATTAGAGATAGTAAATTTAAAAAACTAGTTAAATCAATTAAAGAGTTTCCAGAAATGTTAGAAAAGCGACCAATAATAGTTGATGAAAATTTAGTTGTGCTTGGTGGGAATATGAGATTAAAAGCATGTCAATCAGCTGGTTTATTTGAGGTTTGGATTGACAAAGCAATTGGTTGGACAGAAAAGCAAAAACAAGAATTTATTATTAAAGACAATGTTGGTTTTGGTGATTGGGATTTTGATATGTTAGCCAATGAGTGGAATACAAAATTAGTAGATGAATGGGGATTAAATTTACCTGAGTTTATTGATCCTGATGATCTAGGAACTGATTTTGATTTACCAGATGGAGACAAAGAACCTTTTCAACAACAAACTTATGTCTTGGCAGACAAGCAAGTTGAAATAATTAAAAATGCTTTAAATGATATAAAAAAAACAGATGATTTTAAATATATTGAAACATTTGGAAATGAAAATAGTAATGGTAATGCATTATATTTATTAGTCACACAATGGGTAGAGCAAAAGAAATAATTGTTAAAATAATCAAAAGCAACATCGCAAATGAATTTGTGAAATTAAATCATTATTCTGGTAAAATAGTTTCAATGTCTCAAATACATTTTGGTTGTTTTTTAGATAAAAAATTACATGGTGTAATGTCTTTTGGACCACCAATGGATAAAAGAAATGTTTTAAATTTAGTGGAAACTAAAAACAAATCTATTAATCAAAAATGGAATGAAATGTTAGAATTAAACAGAATGGCTTTTGATGATTATTTACCAAAAAATTCTGAAAGCAGATGTATTTCTATTGCATTTAAATTAATAAAAAAAAATGCTCCACAAATTAAATGGATTTTATCATATTCAGATGCAACTCAATGTGGGGATGGAACTATATATCGAGCAAGTGGTTTCAAATTAACTAATATTAACAAAAATGGAACTATATATAGGTTAGCAAATGGAGAGGTTGTTGCTAAACGAGGTGATTCTAAATATAATTTTGAGGGTGCAACAAAACTTAAAGGATTTCAAAACAGATATATTTATTTAATTGATAAAACTTGCAAAATAAATGTAGAAATTTTACCTTTCAATGAAATTGATAAACAAGGAGCTGGAATGTATAAAGGGCAAAAAATATCCTTAAAAGAAAGAAAAAACATGCGTGATTAGCATATACAGTAATGTGCCTAACAATCCAGTTAGGAAAAGGGGTGCAATTCCACCATCACGCTCTAATTAATTAAAAAAAAATTTTGTTTTTTAAAATTTATTTTCATATATTTGTAATAAATTATAAAACATTACAATTATGAATTACATTAACCTTGAAAATCCAGCTTACTTAGAAGCAAAATCATTATCTAAATTATGGGAATCATACTCAGAAAATTGTTCGAGAGAAGATATTTTTGAAGTAGGTTTTAATCAAAATTCTGGCTATGTATATATAGCTTTAGAAAACAACATTACTCTTGTTAGTTCTTTTGGTCAAGATGTTGAATATCTTGTTACCGATTTTGAAACTGGCGAGGAAAGTTTTTATGAAACTATTGAGGAAGCATACTATAACTTAGATAAAATTGAAGAACAATATTAAAACCTAATATAAAAAGCCAGGTGGAAGCTATTGGCATTAGGTAAATAAAGGGTTATTCGCCTACAGTGATTCACAGTTTAGAATTTCCCTTTTTTTTTATGTAATTTTGTTAAATGGCAAATAGACAAGTTTCGACACATAAAAAAAGATTAATGCTTAAAGCATTGGAAAAAAGTTTATCAGTTGTTACAACAGCTTGTAAGCAAGTTGGCATTGATAGGCAAACACATTACAATTGGTTAAAGAAAGATCCTAAGTATGCAGCTGAGGTTAAATCAATTGAGGATATAACATTAGATTTTGCTGAAAGCCAATTACATAAACAAATACAAGAGGGAAATACAACTGCAACAATATTTCTACTAAAAACAAAAGGGAAAAAAAGAGGTTATGTTGAAAGGCAAGAAATACAACATGATAGCTCTATTGAAAGCAAACTAATTGAATGGACACCAGCCAAAGAAAAAGAATAAAAGAGTATTGCAACAAACAATTTTATGAAGCTGTAAATACCAAAGCTAGATTAAATATATGGCAAGGGGGAACTAGATCGGGTAAATCCTGGAGCTTGATGCAATACTGTTTGTATTTAATGACTACTGAAAAACAGCCACTTACAATAAGCATAGTTAGAAAAACACTCCCAGCATTAAAAAGATCAGTTCTAAGAGATTTTTTACATATATCTAAAGAGTTGGGTATATATTGGAATGGCATACATAACAAATCAGAAAATACATTTGAATTTAATGGGCATACACTAGAGATGTTTAGTGCTGATGATGCACAAAAGATTAGAGGATCTGCTAGAGATATATTATGGATTAATGAGGGCAATGAATTGTTTTTTGAAGATTATCAACAATTAGTAATGCGAACTAGGAAAAAGATATTAATTGATTTTAACCCATCTGATCCAGTTCATTATCTTTATGATCTAGCTGAGAGAGATGATGCTAACTTATTTATCTCAACATACAAAGACAATAAGTTTTTGCCTAAAGAATTAATTGATGAAATTGAAAGGATTAAAGAGCGAGATCCTGACTATTGGCGAGTATATGGTGAGGGACAAAGAGCTGTATTTAGTGAAAAGCAAATATTTAAAAACTGGAACTATATTCCATATAAAGATTTTCCACAAATAGATGATGAGGTGCTAGGTTGTGATTTTGGATTTAGCCAAGACAATTTAGCTATTGTAAAAGTTGGTAGGCATAATGATAAATTATACATACATGAATTAATGTATAAAAAGGGAATGACAAACCGAGATATTGCAAACTTTATTAAAGAACAAAAGCTGAATGATATGTTAATGTATTGTGATAGTGCTG